CTTGAATGAAAAAACAAGTGACAGACGCCCGCCGTTTTTTAGCATGGACAGATTGTGTGTTTTGCCGTACACCTGTTGCCTGATGTCCTGCGCAATTGCTTCCAGTGGTGAATCTGCTTGCATGTCATCGGAACGGGATGAAAACCCCATGATCTGATATATTTCTTTTAGTCCGCCGTCCAGATATTTGACGATCCCCTTCCGTTTGTCAAAAACACGCAGATAATTCCCCGCCCCCATTTCCTGACCCGTCATCAAAAATGATTGCGGGAAGTTGTCGTCACCCTGCATCACCGACATGTTCTGCGGTTTCGGCGCATATAGTTCATGCGGGGGGCGGGTTTCGACCCCTAACATTTGAAAATATCCTGTGTGTGTCAAAAGATAATGCCTGATTAATTTTCCGATGAATTCATCATATGTTTCAAATGGATTCGGATTCATCAGTGTTTTGATGATATCATGATCGGGATCAAAAACTATTTCAGTCCCCTTGCTTGTTTTGACCTTTGTTGCAAGAACAGGTCTGATCTGTGACATTGCGTCTGCGATTTTATCAACGGCAGTCGCCACGGATGCATTCGTGCGATAAAATTGCATTGCTTGCAATGGTGTCACACGTCCGTTTCCTGCGAACACCCATTCCATAAAACTTCCCTGTTGCAATGGGATCGATCCCGTGAATGCTTTCTGACCACCCACCCCGATGTGCAAATGTTTTTTTATAAAGGGAACTTTTATTTTCATAAGATGTCCGCTTTTGTTGGTTCGACTGCTTTGATTCCACGGGTTTTTAATTCCGCAAGACATTCCGGTTTTGAACCGACAATCAAATCATGACCTGTTGCCGTGAACCCATCCGATTCAAAAAAAGCAACGATCTTTTTCCCGTCAAGAACTAATCGAAAACACTTGTCGGATTTTTTCGTTTCATTGAATTGTATGTCTGCCGTTGTTTTGATTTCAACTCTGTCTGCTATTGTCATCACACTTGTCCCCCGTCTGTGATTGTCCAGTTGTTCGGTGCACCGACCAGAACCGCCCGTGCAGTTGTGGGATCACCTGAATCATATTTGCTTGAACCCGCAGAAAAAGTCACACCCGACTGAACTGATTGCGCCGACCATGCGATCAAAAGCGGATTATAATTTGCTGTCGACAATGTCGCACCGTTAAACATCAACGCCATGTCCGTGACGCTTTCGACATTCCATCCACTGATATCCTGATCAAAAGCAACACACGCATTGAACATCCCCATGAATGTCGTCGCACTCGATGTGTCCCATCCACTGATGTCGACATTGAATGCGGAACACAGTGAAAACATGTTTGTGAAATCTGTAACACTTGAAACATCCCATCCACTGATGTCGGCATTGAAATTCGTGCAACCCCTGAATGCCTGATACATGTTTGTGATGCTTGATGTGTCCATGCAATTCCATCCATCAATGAAACTGGTCAGACTGGCGCAATCCCTGAACGCCCGATAAAATGTTGTAGTGTCGGTCAGATCAAGTTTGTCAAAAGCTGTGACAATCAGATTGTTGCATCCGTAAAAATACCCGTTATTATTTCCAAGATTTAAAGAACCCCAACTTTGAATATTTAACAACTTGCTTTTGTCACCACCATTGTTGAATCTGAAACCTTTGATTGTGCCTTCAATCTTGATATTATAGGATGCGTCTTCATCAAACGACAGATCGGTTTCCGCCTGATTCCATGTGTCAATACTAACAGGATCACCCAGAAATTCCTTGTCTGTGGTTTTTTTTGTCCAGACATCAAAATCATATGTTCCACCGGATTCAAGGGGAAGTTGAAAACTTTTTCCCGCACCAGAATCAACAATACATTCGAACGACAATCGGGTCGGTGTGATCGGGGTCAGTCCTTTGCTTGACATTTCCGCAAGACATTCCGCCAGTGTGCCCGCATATAAATTGAATCCAGACGTGGTGATTCCGTTTGATTCCCAAAATGACTTGACGACACCCCCCGAATATGTGAACCGATAACAAAGCGCATCTGATGCCATTTCATAATAAGTTTCCCCTGCATATTCTTTTTCAAGGATAGTAATTGCCATTATGGTGACAGCCCCCCATCTGTTATGATCCAATTGTACGGGGGAATCGAAAGCGATGCAATCGCAGTCGTTCCGCCTGAATTGTGCTGTGCTTCTGCATCAAGCTGAACCCCGCTTTGAATTGATGGAATTTGACCTGCACAATCAATCAAGAAATTACTCCAATTCGCAACAGACTGACTGACACATCCCGTGAAAAAATCATCCATTTGCGTGACCCTGTGAACAGTAATTGTGACGGCACTGTTCAAGGGTGTGTTCTGAAAGACGCCCCGTGCGTCAATGTTCGCAACACCTGTCGTCCTTAAATCAAAATCAATCGCCCTGTCGAAACTTGTTGCAAAAAACATTTGACGAATAGACAGAATTGATTCCCATGTAAGATTCACATCACTGTTGAACGCACTGCAATTGTAAAAAACATATCTTGCGTCAATCAGATCGGGTGAACTGCTACCGAACGCCTGATTGAAACTGGTTGAATCTTCGAACATTGATTCAATACTGGTCGCACTGGTCAGATCAAGTGTGATCACCGAGTTCAATGCAGTATTCCCGAAAAACATCCATGTGAAATCAAGACAATTTTCGGTGTTCAAATCGACTTCCTGATTGAACAGGACGCAACTATCAAACATCCCCGTCGTGTCTAAAATTGACGACCAGTCCCATCGATTGTCAGGGGGACTGCTCATTGCGGGAATACCTGTCAAAGAATCACACGATTCAAAGATGCCTGTCATGTCTGTCTGATATTGCAGAATCAAATAGTCTGTTGCAGAAACAGTCATATTGTCACAGTCGAAGAAATTATATTGCGTGTCATCAATCAACAATGTTCCCCAGTTGCTGATGTCTTCAAGTTTGTCATCACTGCCGAATTGATTGTTCGTGTCGAAGTTCCATCCTTCACACTGTCCCGTGATCACGACATCATATGTTCCCGCACCCGCAAATGCGTGCGTCGTTTCTGCTTGATTCCAGACTGTGATGTCATCATCGGAACTGTCACCCCAGTCAACATTGAAATCATATGTTCCGCTTGATTCAAGTGGAAGTGTGAATTTTAAATCATCACCCGCACCCGCCACAGTCACTTCAAATTTGAATGCCAGATCACCCGCCATTCCGCCGTCCGTGATCGTCCATGTGTCGGGGGCTGTCGTCAAATTAATTCGTGCCGTATGAGATAAAGAACCCTTTGTATATTTTGAATTACCACCATGAAAAACAAGTCCATTATGCGGTTGACCTTCCCAACCACGAAGAATTGAATCATAATTTGCGGTTGAAAGTGTGACACCGAAAAACATATTTGACATATTGGTACAAACACCGATATCCCATGCGCCGATGTTCTGATCAAATGCAGTTGCACCCCAGAACATGAATTGCATCAACTGCGCACTTTCAGTATTCCACCCACTAATATCCTGATTGAATGATGTTGCACTGACAAACATGTTTCTGAATGAAGAAACATTTCCTGTGTTCCATCCACTGATGTCCTGATTGAATGCGGGCGCACTGGAAAACATCAACGCCATATTCGTAACATTTGAAACATCCCATGCGCCGATGTTCTGATTGAATAATGTGCAACCCTGAAACACCCCTTCCAATATTATCACGGAAGATGTGTTGAGCACATTAAGATTCGGAATTGAAACAATGGATGCGCAGTCCTGAAATACATTCAACAATGTTGTCAGTCCTGCAAGCGGGATCGAATCTGTTGCAGTGATGGTCAAATTTGAACACCCGAAGAAAAAACCGTTTGTGTCGTTGAATTGTAAAGAACCCCAGTTCTGAATTTCGTCGATCAGGGTTTTGTCGCCTGAATCATTGAACCTGAAACCCTTGATGACACCCTGAATTGTGACGGTGAATGTTCCTGCGCCTGAATAGCTGTGTGTTGCTTCCGCCTGATTCCAGACTGTGATCACATCGGAACTGTCATCACCCCAGTCAACTTCAAAATCATAATCCCCGACGGCTTCAAGCGGAAGTGTGAATGTGTCCGCCCCTGCCGTGGTGACTGTGAAGATGAATTCAGCACCCGCAAAATTGTCAAGAAAAATTCCACCCCGAAAAAGACCGTCACGGAAAATTCCTTCATGACGGGATCGTCCGAGGTCTTTAAATATTCCACCCCTGAAAATAGGACTTAGCTTGCCCACATCGTCCCCCTGTTATGAAATACCCCGTGAAATTTTACTGAACACAAACACTGTTTCCCCAGACGTGTGCGCACTGAACCCGATGCGATACCACGCAAGTGCGGGTTCGTATGCGGGATAGTCCTGCGGTGTTCCGTCTGCGGTGTATTCCTGAATTTCCTTCCATTCGGGTGATCCTGCGGGATCAATGATCGATTTTTCAATCGATACAGTTCCCAGTCCTGCACCATAAAACAGAAGATCAAAATCCCCTGACGCTTTGAAATAGTTTGTTCCGAATGCTACTGAACTGACTGTGTTTGTGACTCGTTCGGGCGGGTTGCCTGATTTCATTTTTTCCCCCTTCGTCAAAGAAAAAAGGGACTCCGTGCAGATGCACCCGAATCCCTTTTTTAATTCATTAAATTTGCAGTGCCCGTCGGCGTCTGCAAGATTTTTATTTTTTATATTGTTTTATGATTTCATTTTTCACCACGCTATGTCAAGACCTTTGAAGATTTTCGCACATTTTCAAGTGCGTATCTCATACCGTCAATTATGTGATTTTTCTTGTCAACCAGAATCGGCAGGATTTCGTTTGTCAATGGATCGACCTTCCATGAATATGTTTTTAATTCGTCAATGACATGTTTGCATCTTTGATGAACGACAATGTCGTATGACTTTAAAAACTCGACGCCTTCAAGAACACTTCCCGCACCCTTCTTCGCACCCTTGCACTTGAACCCGTGCCGATTCATATATGAAATCGTTTCGGGTCGTGCCGAATCCGCAGTGATTTTCCACTTGCGGGATGCGGGCACTTTGTCAAAAAGATCGGGCGTGTCGTCGATTTCAACGCCGATCCCATATGCTTCATAATCCACATATATGATTCTTTTATAATTGTCAACAAACATTCTGACAAGGATGGTCGGATCGTTCGCAAACCCCCAG